GTGCTTACCGATACAAAATTAAAAAACCTCAAGCCGCAGGACAAACTATACAAAGTCTCCGATCGTGACGGGCTGTATGTAGCTGTGCTTACGTCAGGCACGGTCTCGTTTCGCTATGACTACCGTATCAACGGTCGCCGCGAAACACTGGTAATCGGGCAGTATGGGCGTGACGGTATCAGCCTGGCAGAAGCGCGAGAAGAACTGATTGCTGCAAAGAAGCTGCTTAAAGCAGGCCAGTCACCGGCTGCGGCTAAACGTGACGGTATCAAAAAGATTCGTGGTGCCGAGACGTTTGCGGTACATACCGACAGTTATATGAAACACGTCATCCTGGCTGACAGTACCCGCGCAATGAAACAGGCGGTGATCGACCGTGACATACTTCCGGTTCTTGGCAATAAAATGATGGCTGAAATTACCACATCGATGGTTCGTGATTTGTGTGACCGGATTGTCGAACGCGGTGGCCGGGCAACAGCAGTGCAGGCCAGGGAGATCATCAGTAGCGTATACCGTCACGCCAATGACCGTGGTCATGGTTTGTTTAATCCTGCGGCTGACATTAAACCTTCGTCTATCGCCATATTTAAACCACGAGAGCGAACACTGACACCAGAAGAAATTGGCCTGTTCTTCCGCACGCTGGATGCCATTGGTGCTATGGGCACTATGAAAATGGCTTTAAAACTGGTGCTTATCACTATGGTTCGTAAGGGCGAATTCACCAATGCAACGTGGGATGAAATAGATTTTAAAAAATGGACATGGACAATTCCTCCAGACCGCATGAAGGGAAGCCGGGCGCACGTTATTTACCTGCCTAAACAGGCACAGGATATATTGGTCGGGTTGCAGATGTGCGCTGGTGGAAGTGAATATCTGGTTCCTGGTCGTTACAATTTCCGGAAGCCATTATCTAATGCCGCGCTGAACTCTCTGATCGACAGAACGGTGAAAATAATAAATGAAGATGGTGAGCATATTCAGGACTTCACTGTACATGATATGCGCCGTACAGCCAGTACGTTGTTGCATGAGGCTGGTTATCCTTCAGACTGGATTGAAAAGGCTCTGGCACATGAGCAGAAAGGTGTGCGCGCCGTATATAACAAAGCGGAATACGCCAGACAGCGCGCCTACATGTTGCAGCAGTGGGCCGATATGATTGATTCATGGATTGACGGGGAGCATACGGATCTGATTCCGTTCTCCCCGTCGAAGTTTGAGAAGTGGATGGCGGGGGAATAACGTTTAATAGTTCTGCTGATTTTCTTCCATCTCTGCTTCTGCTGCCAGTGATTCAATTTTGTTTTCGAATATTGCTGACAGTGTTGCAAATTCAGCATCAGTGACAGCGGGAATTGGAACAAACCTGATCCCGCTGTGTGCAAGCATGTTTGCAGTTTCAAGGCATTTTCTTAAATCTGCTGGTGATGCCCTGTTCATGCAGCACGCTCCCGCCCCTGGATGTCTGTTGGTGACAGCGGAGCATTGCTGAATGCATTTGTTAATCCGCCAATATCCAACGCGTATCCAGGGTGTAGTTGCACTGCCGGGTCTTCGCACTGATTACCCCAAACATCGAAGCCATGAGACGTCTGGCGGGCGAACAGTTCAATGCGAGAAACATCGCCTAATAATTGCACAAGTTTTTCACGAACGATATCTGGCTTTCTTGAATGCTCAAGCCGCGGTGCGGTAAATGACTGAACGATCCCTGCATTAATGCGCGTAGGTAGTTTTCCCTTTACCGCAAACAGGCAATCTTCACTATTGGCGCGAGTCATGTGTCCCATACCCATAACCAGTTTATCTGGTTGTCGACTACCACATTTTATCCACGTGAAGCCCTTCATCGTCATCAGACGGAATCCCCAGGCTTCAACAACTTTTAGTGCTTCGAGTGGTTGTGTTGGCACCCACCACATGGCCAACAGACAGTTTTCATCGGCCAAATCCCACACAGGAAGGCGGCAGATATCCAGCACACTCATAACAGGATATTTAAAACCGGCACCGCGATTACCATCTGCGGCTTTGTCCCGGTATACCCAGGGTGGATCTGCATAGATTAGTGTGTATTTCTTAGTCATAAACCACCCCACAACATCCTATGCCGCTATAGTCGCCACGGCGAAGGCCGTTACCTTTTGTGATACATTGGTCCCTGCGAACCGCGATCCTTGCACGTTCAACATCACCAGAAGCAACATCCATACACTGAAGCCAAAGGTGAGCGGCAATGCGGAATTGCCCTTTTTTCTCTCTTTCAATCGCGCGTTTTTCGATCTCTATCGCCGCAGGAGTAACGGCGACAATCTTTGAAGGGCTGCGCATTGAAACCTTGTTCATGTGATATTTTTCAAGTCGGCTTAACTTTCTCACTTAATCCAACCCTCTCTGAAAATTAATGCCAGCAGATAAAGCCATGCTGAAACAGAGGCCAGGAATAAGTACCATCCTGACCATTTGCTCCAGTGCCTTAGCAGCGCACTCATGCAGCGTTGCTCACAGGACGATATACACGTTGCTGAACAGGAGGCTTTTTACCCTGGAACTCTGCCGGGCTTGCTGCCTGACGTTCATCAAGCCAACGCTCAACTTCGTCACGGTTCCATGCGCAGCGTTTGTCAGTGATATACCAGCGTTTAGGAAATTCCCCTGCGCGCTCCATACGGTCGATAGTGCTCCATGACAGTGGCACCACCGCCAGGAGTTCCTTCTTACCTAATGCACCTTTCATAAATACCTCTCTTGGTTGCAGTGCGGCGCGCGTGGCGCCGCGGTGGTGGTTACATAGATGTTTCGTTTAATTCTTCCCGACGAACGCTGTAAACGTCGGTGGCTTTTGCCAGCAGTTCGTCATCATCTGAAAGTTTTTGTGCAATGTATTTGTAAGCCTTATCCAGTTCGGAGACAGTGCTGTAATTCATCGCTGCGCTGGTAAAGGCCATCAGCATTTCTTCTGGATCACGGCTATCCGATTTACGCGTTTGCTCATCAGGCTTTTTCGCTGGTTTAGCGTTGATCAGACTGTTCATTCCCGCAGCAGTGGTCGTTTGCGGAGTAATGTCTCGCTCAACGCGCGGTGCCGTTTCCTGTAATTCGTCTGGGGTGTAGACGCCCATGATTACGTCAGGACAGTGCAGGCGAGACCAGCGTTTTGTCGCAAGGTATGCGAGTTGTTGTTTCGGATCACTGGCCCAAAGTGTGGAGTTTCTTACCTGTGCTTGAGACAGCATTAACTCAAGCACTCGAGGTTGATCCTCGCCCTTCATGGTTGCCCATACGCGAACACCGCAGCCTTCTTCGTCTTTTAGAGTCCAGCCTGGTGCGATATATGGATTGCCGTTTTTGGATGTTTTCTCAACAAACTTACCGATCACGCGTTCCCACGGCCCGAACCACTCGTAGTTGATGCGATCTTTTGTTGGCGACATCGTTGAGATAACTGCGTTTACTAATTGGGCTTCATAACCTAGCGTGCCGTTCACAACATGGGTTTTCTGAGCCACGGCAAACGGGTTCATTCCCCACTGCGCAGCCTGCATTGCCACGGCCATGCAATCAGCTGGTTTCCCGGCGAGGTGCGCCGGTACCGTTACGCGGCTTTGCGCCATTACCTCGGCGAATTTCATCAGTTGGTTCAAGCCGTCTGGGCTGAAAATAGTTGCAGCAGTTCCAGCGATTGCTGTGTCTACTGGTGCGTTGATGTTTGCGATGTCGTTGCTCATATGTACATATCCTGTTTGCGTGCCCACTCAGGGCGTTTAATGATTTCCACACCGCCCCATTCATCATTGATGCGGCATTCGTGATAGGTATTCAGATCCCGGCGGAACAGAGCGTGCCCGGCATCGACATCCTGCGCATCCAGCTCGAACACGCGTACCGGATACCGACCACAATCAATGCTTTCGCTCACGGCAAGAAAGAAAAAACCATGCGGCTGACCAGTAACCCTCATTGCGCCTTCGCGGTACATTGCGTCCTGCACGTGGTAGCGGAATTCCTCGATGTGGCGTGCAAAACGGTCCATATCTGCAACCTTTTTCACGTCGACGATCACGTTGTGCTCGTTCAGCCATTTGTCTGGACGAATTCGGCACAACTCACCCGTCTCTTCATCGTTCCAGTACATTGATGCTTCGCAGTAACCAGGTGCTTCCAACATCCAGCGTGCCGCCGGATGAGCCATTGCGCTATCACGCATAAGCTCCAGTTTCCGCCACTGCTCGGCATCAAGTACCGTAATCACCATATCCGCCACATCACGAAGAAATGCCTCTTCGTCAGCTTTACCTTGTTTCGTCCGACGATCGAATTTCGGTGAAACAATGAAGCGTTTGTCGAACTCTCCAGGCTCCAGAAGCAGACAGTGCAATGCGGTTCCCATATCCAGTGCAGACTTTTTCTCTTCGTCTTCTGGTGCTGCCTGAACCCATTTAAGAAGCGCCGGATTCTTGGCAACCATGTCCAGTTGCGACTTACTCACGCCGTCACCGGCGTGGTAGTCTTCGTTGCTGATGTCGAAATAAATTCCCGGTTTCATGCCGCGTCCCTCTGTCCATCAAGCTGATCCGCCAGATCCCAGCGGGCGATAATTGCCATTGCCTCTCGCCGATAGGCATCCATCAGTTCTTCGAACTCAGGGCTGTCTTTAGCAGCCTCCAGTACTTCCTGACGAACGCCTTTGCCTGTTACAACGTCGAAAGTTGAGGACAGTTGATGAAGTCGGATGCTCTCAATCAGTTCAACTTGTCGGTCATATAGCTGTTCTGACAGGCGGTAGTCCTTGTCGAATGCCAGCATGATTTTTTGAAGATTTTTCTGCTGATTAACGTTCATTATCAGCCCTCCCATATCTCGTTATCGTTGGCTACATCGCGAGCTTCTTTGCTGACGAAAGCCCACTTAATGCCTTCCTGTAAGGTGCGGAACTTCCAGCTCATGAATCCGCATGCAGTAACGCAGTACCAACCGTTGATGATTTTCCACTGCATAACTTGTTACCTCGGTCTGTTACCGTTGAGGTAATAATTATGCGTATCTGGTTTGATGTCAATAGATATGAGTTAAAAAAATTACCCGTTAGGTAATCGAATAGGCAATAAAAAAGCCGCCATAAGGCGGCTTACTTACTGAAAAATATGGTTTTATTGTTTGTTTTTTTCGTTCTGGTTGATGACAAATTCAATGTAACTTTCGATCTTTGCCTTCTCTGTTTCAGGTAACAATGCGTAGCGCGAGCGGTCATAGTTGATAGTCGCGGGGTCGTGCGGGTGAATCAGTAATTCATATCCGTGACGCCCAAATGCGGATGCAACATTCTCCAGGGTGGAAATGGAAACGCTGACCTCATTGTTTAACAGGCGGCTGATTGTTACCTGGGCGACGCCGGATGCGCGGTGAAGTTTTCCCTGCGTTGAAAGGTCGCGGCTTTCGCTCATCCAGCGTTCCAGGTTGTGAGCCGCCAGTTGACCAATGTCGCTTGGTCCGACAGGCTGAAAACCTTCCTGAGAAAGCGAGCGATCGATATCAAGCCAGTTACGGGGTTTATTGGCGGCAGCTTCAATTTTTCGCGCAACCTGGTCGCCGATAACCTTCTTGCCAAGAGCCCAGCGGTTTACCAGATTTGCCTGAGTTCCAAGTTTTTCAGCCATCCGCGTCTGAACACCATTGAATTCACGGTCGATCAAGTCGTTGAGATTTTGCCTGCGGACGTCCTGGATACTTTTCATTTTCTGGAAAATCGCCTCATATATGAATCAGTAGATGATTCAATTTAAAGCAATATTACCCAACAGGTAAATGCACCCCATAGGTAACTATCCTTGATTTTTGTTACCTTATGGGTGAATATTTATTATCTGAAATAAATATCAGGCAATAGCTATGAGCGATAACGGACATTTCGATTTCAAAAAGCACTGGCTTGCACTTACTCCGGATGAGCGTGAAGCCTTCGCACAGGAAGCCGGAACGACGAGTCACTATATCCAGACTCACTTAACAGGTAAGCGCAAAATGCCAGGTAAGGTATTGATGGATGGGCTTTTTAAAGCCTGTAAATCAAGACAATGGCTGCGCTCAAAAGCAGAACTGGCATACTTCTTCTACTCATGATATCCAGCCACAACCCTCTGTAGACCGCCATCCGGCGGTCTTTTCATATCTATTCGTACCTCAAAGGTAATAAAAAACCAAATATGGTTGATCTTTTTTTTGTGTCAGCACAAAATAACCGTAATCCCAATACTAATAACAGGGCTTACCATGGAAATCATTACACGTATTGATGCCGCAAAGCGCGGACTTAAACGCTACTACACCGGAAAAACATGTAAGCACGGACATGACAGTGAACGCTGGGTTTACAACGGACACTGTGTTGAGTGCACCATGGAATCAAACCGTCGTATCAGGGCAGAGATTAAGCAGATCATGATTAATTCCTCCCCACAACATTCAAGCTGATAGCGGAGATTAATCATGAGCAGACATGCAACAGATTGGGCCTGGGAGACAGATCCAGGTAGCTCGTCATTAAAGCTCATACTGCTCTCGATGGCTGACAGAGCCGATGAATATAACCTCTGCTACCCCAGCATAGAACGCCTCGTTAAAGACACTTGCCTGAACAAAAAAACCGTGCAGGCCGGGCTTATATCGCTCATGAAAATGGGGCTTATTTCAGATACCGGAGAGAGAAAGGGAGCGACGAAAAGAGTGCGGGTTTTCTCTCTTAATATAACCAAAAACGGGAACATTAAAGGCAACCGGGAAGGGGGTAATGAACCCGAAAACGGTAATGTTACCGAAAACGGGAATATACCCAAAAACGGGATGTTGAATGATCCCAAAAACGGGATGTTGAATGATCCCAAAAACGGGATCCAGAACCAGTCATATAACCAGTCATTTAACCAAGAGAGGGAGAGCAGGACAAAAAGCGGGGATTCTGTGCCTCATGACCCCGGTGCAAACAACGCCGTGATGAATAACTTTGTTCCTCCTGGTGGGCCAGGGCAATTAGGCAAATTTGTCATGCATGAACAATGGCAGCCATCAGATGACTTTCTTCGGAAAAGCTCATTGCAGGGAATCTACCTGGACAGTCTGCCAACGGCACAGGAACTTGCAGAGTTCAGAATTTACTGGATGGCTGAGGGTAAGGCATACCATCAGGCACAGTGGGAGCAGAAGCTGGCAAGGCGGCTGCAGATTAGCAGACAGAAGCAATCAACATTACCTGATAACAACGTTCCGCACTGGAACAGCCCTGAAGCGTGGGAGGATTTCTTGTGAACAACGTTTTTACCGCAATACAAAACCGTGACGGAGAAGCCCTTTCTCGCATGTCAGGTTATGAGCATCAGTACACCAACAATGACAACGTAGTGAACATGTCAGCAGAGAGGCTTGTTGATGCCCTTTTCAAACAGCTGAAACAACTGTTTCCGGCGGCAGTGGTAACCAACCTGAAGACGCCAGAGCAGGAAGTTGCTGCAAAACAGCAGTGGATTGCTGCGTTTGCCGAAGGGGGGATCCGAACCCGTGAACAGGTTTCTGCTGGTATGCGCCACGCCCGCGCCAGTGAATCTCCGTTCTGGCCGTCGCCAGGGAAATTTATCAAGTGGTGTAAAGACAGCAAGATGGTTCTTGGCGTCACCATTGACGATGTGATGGCGGAGTTTCACCGGTACAGCAAGGAAAAAAGTTTATATCCTGGTGGTCCCGAAAGATTCCCGTGGCGGCATCCGGTTATGTACTGGGTCGTATGTGATACCCGCCGTGCAATGTATCAGCGCCAGCTTAGCGAGATTGAGGTTGAGAAACACGCGCGCAGGCTGCTTGATGATTGGGCGAAAAAGGTGGCTTCCGGACAGCAGATACCCGATCCGGTGATCAGCATACAGGCAAAGTCAGAACCCATGAGTACGCCTCCGGACACAGGGAGAGACGTTTACCATCCACCAGGGCGAAGTTTCGGGTGTATGCCTAACGCCGCTACCCTGGGGGGAATAACACCGGCGCAGTGGCTGATGGAGGAATACAGGCGGGGAAAGGCGGCAGGATTTATCAAGTAATACCAGCGCGATAGCGCATTTTTTTACGTCTCAATAATTACCTATGAGGTAATAAAATATTCTAAAATCTATTGATTTCGTGTCTTATGTGGTTTTTAATTACCTCAGGGGTAAATCATGAGAAAACAGATACAGGCTCTTGGTCGACTCAAAACAGGCCAGATGAACAAAACAGAATCTGCGTATTGTCAGCACCTTGAGATGCGTAAACGTGCAGGAGAAATCGTCTGGTATCGATTCGAGGGTATCAAGCTGCGGTTAGCTGACAACACGTTCTATACGCCAGATTTCGCTGTGATGCTCGCCACCGGCGAGATGGAACTGCACGAAGTGAAAGGTTTCTGGACCGACGACGCCAGGGTGAAAACCAAAGTCGCCGCAGATCAGTATCCGTTCCGAATCATCGGGGTAACGGTTAAGCCAAAGAAAGCAGGTGGTGGCTGGAACATCGAAGAGTTCTGAATCGACGATCTTTTTAGTTATCAATGTAATCAATAAGTTATGTGGATAAGCGAAGGTAAAGATGGAAAGTAATATCAAAGGGTTAGTTTCCGCCGGGCATGAGATGGCTTCGGAACTGAAAGCAGAATGTGGTGCCGTTGATATGCGCAGTGTGGCAAAGCTGATCAGCGATTTGGCAACGCAACTGGAAGTGCAACTGGTGCGTGCTAATGCGCTGGCAGTGGAGAATGAGCTGGCTCGTAAGGCAGTTCAGGCATTCTGCGATGTTGTTGGCGACAACACTGAGGTTATCGCTGAGGTGGTTGGGCGAGATGGCGTTCTGGTTATTTTGGAGGCCATGAAGGCAACAGGAAATATGCCAGCCACCGATGCTTTCCTGGCTGAAATTGAACGCAAAGCAATCCGCAAGTTCATTAACAGCATTGAACACATCCTGCGTGACAAGCTGTCTCCGTATGACACCGAAGAGATGCTTGAGGCTATGCGTATTTTTCTGGAAGAACAGAGTGGTGAGCAAAAATGACAATCACAAAACAACGGGTAGAAGAAATCATATCCCGCATTGAAATGTATGGACATGGTGCAGGATATACCGCTGACGAGGTTTATGACCTAGCTGTACTGGCGCTGAATTTATCAAATATCGCAAACCTGAAGCGATACGAGCTTGATATGGATGGTTGTGACTCGTGCGGTCAGGATTGTGGCGCTGACATGACTGAAGATTCTGATGGCGATTATGTCCTGTTTGATGACGTGGTTAAGTTGTTTGAGTTTGATACAACCACTCAGAAGTTAGAAAGCCCAGCAAAGGAGGCAACCAGTGAGCAAGATTGATTATCAAAAGCTTCGTGAAATCGCTGAAAAAACAAAAATTGCTGGTGAAGCACCTGTAATGCCCTTCGATCAGCGAATTAATGCGCTTAACGATTTTATGAAGCACTTTTCGCCAGATATCGCGCTGGCACTGCTGGATGAACTGGAAAGAAACCAGCAATACATCAAACGCCGCGACCAGGAGAACGAGGAAATTGCGCTAACGGTAGGGAGGCTGCGCGTTGAGCTGGAAGGCAAAGACAGCAAAATAGCCAATCTTACCGCCGAACGCGATGCTCTTCGTGAAGGTGAGATGGGCGACGCTAGGCATAGCAACACACGGGCCGCAGCTGATATCTACTTCCAACTGGTCGAGGAGTGCGAAATTCCTGCTGGCGGTTCTCTGGTCGAGTACGTTGACGATATGCGCGAGAAGCTGGAAGCCGCAGAGAAGCGCATTGCAGAACTGGAGGATCGGGAAATACTGCTCCCAGAACGTAGCAGCATGCTTCATCGAACAGATTTTCACGAGGATTACCAAACGGTAATGGCATACAAAGTTTCTGAGGTCATCGCTGCAATCCGCGCTACTGGCATTCGCATCAAAGGAGAGTGATATGAGCGCTATAACCAAAGAACGTATCGAATTATTCATTAAAAATCCGCTTGATAACGGACTTACTCGTGGCGAACAAATGGAACTGGCACGAATTGCACTGGCATCGCTGGAAGAGGAGCCGGTGGCATGGCTACATTCAGACAATGGCTTAGGTATTCCAGCAATAACCAGGAGTAAAAACATTGCTGACAGTTGGTTATCAAAGGGCTGGTATGTTCAGCCGCTATATATAGCCAAGCCAGTGCCGGTGGTGCCAGATGCTCGTCCGACTTTAAATAATGGCATAGTCGGTTTTGATGAAGGCTGGAACGCCTGCCGCGCCACCATGCTTCACGGTGTCAAACCTGTAAGCCAGACTTACAAGTTGAACAAGCTGTCTGGCAACTCTCCGGTAACTCCGGATGGTTGGATAAGCTGTAGTGAGCGAATGCCGAACGATAAACAATATGTTTGGTGTTGGGGTAAGTCTTACGGCTGGACTGAGTGCGATACCTTCGAAGGGTATTACGATTGTTCGAGAAACAAATGGTGGGCAGTTACTGACGATGGGGAAGAACCGGCATTGAAAGTAACCCACTGGATGCCGCTACCGGAGCCACCGCAGGAGGTGAAATGATGGATGTAAAAGAGAAGGTTTTGCAGGTGATGCGTTCCCGGGCTGCCCTGCAAGATAAAGCTCTCGGCGGGGAATATCCATTCAGGATGGCAACCTGGAATCTGCGGTTGGCAATGGAGAAGGAATTTCCTGATGAAGAATGGCGTTCGGCAGATTTGCGCAAAATTCTTATGGAGCTGGCTAAAGACGGAACAGTATCCAAAGATACCCATGCCAGCCGGATTGGTCAGGCGGTATGGAGACTGGAGGTGAGGTAATGGCTAACCTGCAACTTGCCGTTAAAGGTGAATACTTCGATGCCATGATTCGCGGGGAGAAAACGGAAGAGTATCGCCTGTGTAATGACTACTGGAATAAGCGCCTCGTTAACCGTAAGTATTACCGCCTGATTATCACAAAGGGATATCCGAAGCGCGAAGACTTCAGTCGCAGAATTGACGTCCCGTATAACGGATATGAAATAAAGACAATCACACATCCGCACTTCGGTGATAAACCGGTAAAGGTGTTCGCGATAAAGGTAAATATTGATGGCTAAATCAGCAGCAGAGCGCAAAGCCGCTCAGAGAGCCAGACAAGCTGCATCTGGTGTGCGTAAGCTGGAGATTGTGCTTGATGCTCAGGAAATTGAAATTCTGGAGCGTAACTGTGCCACGCGTCGCCCCGGGCGTGCGCCTTACGAATTTGGTGAGTATATAGCGTTACTGATCCGCCAGGATGATGCACGCGTGCACGGGCGTATAAAATCGATCAGCAGAACACGTTGCGGTAAGTGCGGCGAGAGAGTTCCAGTTAATTCATGTCCGTGTAATGGTGACTCACAATGCTGGGTGACTAAAGGCTGGCATGAAACGAAATTAATAGTGTGACATGTCACGAGTAGATTATGCATGATGAATTTGACGGGTTTTGAATACTGCCGCCAACTATGGCGGCTTTATTTTGCATGGTACTATTACCACAACGGTAACTATTACCACGGTGGTTATGATGCCTGCTGAACCTAAAACCTATAAACGCAAATCAACGCAATTTAAGCCACTAACAGCAATGCAGGAGGCTTATTGCCAGTCATACATCAAAACGCCTGAAAACCAGACTCAGGCAGCGATTAACGCAGGATTCTCCCCAAATACAGCGGCAGTTAAAGCCAGTGTCATGATGCGCGATGAACGCATTCAAAAACGGATTGCCGAGTTGATGGAGGAGCGCAACAAACGAATGCGTGTCAGTGCTGATTACGTTCTCATGCGCCTGGTGGAGATCGACCAGATGGACGTGATCGACATCCTCAACGACGATGGGAGCCTTAAACCAATCCGTGAGTGGCCGAAAATCTGGCGCACTACGCTTAGTGGCTTTGATCTGTCATCGACCATCATGAACATGAACGAGGATTCAATAGAGACAATCCTCAAAAAAATTAAATGGCCTGACAAGGTGAAGAACCTTGAGCTGATTGGTAAGCATGTTGATGTCAACGCGTTCAAAGAACGCCTGGATGTTAATGTGAATGTGACAATTGCTGATCGCATAGCGGCAGCCAGGAAGAGACTGAAAGAACGTCAGGATGGCAATCAGTGACAGATACAGCGTTATCTCCTGAAGAGCAGTTGATCGAGGATATTGCAGGGTTCACTCACGATCCGCTTGGCTATGCCCTCTATGCGTTCCCGTGGGGGGAAGAAGGGACTGAACTGGCACATGCTACCGGCCCACGTCAGTGGCAGGCTGATGCGTTCCGAGAGATACGTGATCACCTGCAGAATCCAGCGACGCGCTATCAGCCGCTTATGCTGGCACGCGCTTCTGGTCACGGTATTGGTAAATCCGCATTCATCTCAATGCTGATCAACTGGGGCATGTCCACTTGCGAGGATTGTAAGGTCGTGGTGACCGCCAACACCGACAACCAGCTACGAACGAAGACCTGGCCGGAAATTATCAAGTGGTCGAACCTTGCTATCACGAAAGACTGGTTTACCTGTACCGCTACCGCGATGTACAGCAATGATCCTGGGCACGACAAGCGGTGGCGAGCTGACGCAATCCCCTGGTCTGAGCACAACACTGAGGCATTCGCCGGACTACACAACGAGCGCAAACGCATCATCGTGGTATTCGATGAAGCGTCGAACATTGCGGATCTGGTGTGGGAAGTTGCTGAGGGTGCGCTTACGGACGAAGACACTGAGATTATCTGGGTGGCGTTCGGAAACCCTACACGTAACACCGGGCGTTTCCGCGAATGTTTCCGCAAATATAAACACCGCTGGAAAACTGCGCAGATTGACAGCCGGACGGTGGAAGGCACTAACAAACAGCAGTTGCAGAAATGGGTTGATGACTACGGGGAAGACAGCGACTTCGTTAAAATCCGTGTGCGCGGCATATTCCCTGATGCATCTGAATTGCAGTTTATCCCTACCGGTCTTACTGATGAGGCAATGAAACGGGTGGTAACCGCTGCGCAGGTGGCGCATGCTCCGGTGATAATCGGTGTTGACCCAGCATATTCAGGCGTTGATGACGCGGTGATATACCTGCGGCAGGGGCTACACAGTAAGGTGCTGTGGACTGGCAACAAGACTACCGACGATCTGATTATGGCGAAGCGTATCGCTGACTTTGAAGACCAGTATCAGGCTGACGCGGTGTTCATCGACTTCGGTTACGGAACCGGTCTGAAGTCAATCGGTGACGGATGGGGTCGTACATGGCAACTTGTTCCGTTCGGTGGCGCGTCTACTGACCCGCAGATGCTCAACAAGCGTGGGGAGATGTTCAATTCATGCAAGACATGGCTGAGGCTGGGCGGCATGCTGGATGACCAGGAAACAGCAGACGACCTGTCGGCGGCAGAGTACAAAGTTCGAGTGGATGGTAAAATCGTTATCGAACCGAAGGAAGATATCAAGGAGCGGATTGGGCGTTCGCCGGGTAAAGGCGATGCGCTACTGCTGACGTTTGCGTTCCCTGTGTCTAAGCGTCTGCAAATTCCCGGGCAGCAGAACCAGCAAGGCAAGGCCATCACAGATTACGATCCCTATGCTTAATCCGCTGGTTGGGATAATGTCGTTGATATCCTCTGATGAGGATAAAACAAAGCCAGCTCATCGGCTGGCTGTTTGTGACATGTCACGGTGTTATTGCTCGCTTAGCTTCTGCTTCAGCAAGTAACCTTCGAGCATCCAGATTTTGTTTACAGCATTCTGCCGGGCAATCTTCCGACCAATTTCTGCATCAAAGTTTTCCGGGCTTGCACAGGCGCTCTCTCCGGTGACGGTGAAGCCATTCTTCAGCACCAGTACGCAGAAAGTGAGAAGGTGCAGAGCATCAGGGGTGGCTTCGACATAAGGCTCCGGATTATAAATAAGGTCATCTTCTTTAGCCTGGTGGTCACCCTGCGCAGCAGTGAAAAAATGCTCACTGCAAATGAGGCCTTCAATTTTCTCGGGTGTTACACGCGGTGCCGTTTTGCCTTTCTCAACGATTTCTTTTTCGATTTGCTGGTCGTTCATGATCTCACCTTAAAAAAATGCCCGGCGAACCGGTCGAACTGGAAGCAATGAGTTATGCCTTCCGTGGCTGTACTGGTTTACAGCATGAAGTCATCGCAATGGCGTCCTGCTGTAAAAAGGGCGGTGATAGCCCTTCAAGGGAAACCATCACCGCCAAGCCCCTGGAACTTCTGGCATCACGGTCCTTAGGCGTGATTCTGGCGTGGCATGCAGGATTCGAACCTGCGACCAACCGCTTAGAAGGCGGTTGCTCTGTCCAACTGAGCTAATGCCACAACGCTGAGAGCACTTAGCCTGTTAAGGCGCCACACTTTGTCGCGGCTCCATAAATGCTCTCATCGTTGTACCCTCGTCTCTTCCGAGGCGTCACACCGAATCGCCGGGATGGTGAATCCCCGTGCGCGGAATAAAACCGCTCGACTTGCACATTCCGGCTACCTGGTTCGTTTGCCCGAGCAAGGGAGGGTGCCCCTTAAACGTATCCAGACCGCTATCGGCGCATGTGCCATACGCCGTACTGCTCAAAATAAAAGCTCACTCCACCTGTTCAATTTAACGACAAGCCAGTCAGGTTAGTAACCGGAATGAACCCTTTACTTACCTGAAAGGTAATAATTCGTGCGTTAAATGTCAACTATCTACGATAAATAAATCATATGTGGTTAAATTGGTAATAATTTAATTGCGTACGGAGTCATTGATATGTGCATGGGTAGCTCACCATCAGTGCCTGCAACACCAGAAGTTCAGGCAGCACCACAGGAGCAGGATGCCGCCGTTGTTGATGCCCGCGACGAAGAAACACGTCGCCGTCGCGCTGCTGCTGGTCGTAGTTCTACGCTGCTTACCGGTTCTCAGGGCGACACATCAACCGCTAATACCAGCGGTAAAACGCTGCTTGGTCAGTAACCGGAGTCATTGAAATGGCGGAAACAACTAAAGAGCGATTGAACAAACAGTTCGCACAACTTGAAAGCGAGCGTCAATCGTTCGAGCCGCACTGGCGCGAGTTGAGTGATTACATCAACCCGCGTGGTTCCCGCTTTCTGACTTCTGAGGTCAACCGTAACGATCGACGCAATACACGCATTATTGATTCTACCGGGACTATGGCGGCGCGCACTCTCGCCAGCGGCATGATGTCAGGCATCACAAGCCCCGCGCGTCCGTGGTTTCGCCTGGCTACGCCAGATCCTGAAATGATGGATTATGGCCCTGTTAAGTTGTGGCTTGAGGCGGTGCAGAACCGCATGAACGATATGTTCAATAAGTCGAATCTCTATCAGTCACTGCCGCAGTTATACGGAAGCCTAGGCACATACAGCACTGGTGCAATGGCAGTGCTGGAGGATGATGAGGACATCATTCGCACAATGCCATTCCCGATAGGCAGTTACTACCTGGCTAACTCACCTCGTGGCAGTGTGGACACCTGTTTTCGCAAGTTCTCTATGACTGTTCGTCAGCTTGTTCAGGAGTTCGGGCTAAATAACGTCAGCGAATCCGTAAAAAGCATGTGGGAAAGCGGCACCTACGAGAAGTGGATTGAAGTGATGCATTCGGTTTACCCGAACATTGACCGCGATACATCGAAGCTGGATAGCAAGAACAAGCCATTCAAATCGGTTTATTACGAGGTTGGTGGCGATAACGACAAGTTGTTGCGTGAGTCCGGATTCGATGAGTTTCCAATTATGGCTCCGCGCTGGGAAGTTAATGGCGAAGATGTTTATGGATCATCATGCCCTGGTATGCTGGCGCTTGGACCTGTTAAGGCATTGCAGCTTCTCCAGAAGCGCAAGTCGCAGTTGATTGATAAAGCCACCAATCCGCCGATGGTTGCTCCGACTTCCCTCAAGAATCAGCGTGCCTCCCTTCTTCCTGGCGACATCACGTATATCGATCAGATTACTGGTCAGGATGGTTTCAGGCCTGCTTATCTGGTTAACCCCAGTACAGCAGATTTGGTGGCAGACATTCAGGACACTCGTCAAATCATTAACAGCGCCTACTTTGTCGATCTGTTCATGATGTTGCAGAACATCAATACCCGCTCGATGCCTGTGGAAGCGGTGATCGAAATGAAAGAAGAAAAACTTCTGATGTTGGGGCCGGTTCTGGAGCGCCTGAACGACGAATGTCTTAATCCTCTCATTGACCGCGCTTTCTCGATGATGGTGCGTAAAAACATGCTGCCGCCACCGCCTGACGCGATGGAAGGTATGCCCCTGAAGGTCGAATACATTTCCGTCATGGCTCAGGCGCAGAAGTCTATCGGCCTGTCCAGTCTGGCGTCCACGGTTAACTTCATTGGTCAACTTGCGCAAGCGAAACCAGAAGCTCTCGACAAACTCAACGTTGATCAGGCGATCGATGCATTCGCTGATATGTCCGGAGTGTCTCCAACCGTCATTGTTCCGCAGGAACAGGTTGAGCAGGCTCGCCAGCAACGGGCACAGCAGCAACAGCAGCAACAAATGATGGCGATGGGAATGGCGGCGGCACAGGGCGCCAAGACGCTAAGCGAAGCTAAAACTTCGGATCCGAGTGTTTTGTCAGCTATGGCGAATGCAGTTAGTGGTCAGGGTGGGCAATCACAATGACAGATTACGAAGACGATCAACTGAAAGAAGAAAACGCCCGTAAGCAACGTGACATGGCACAGCGTGAAATTGATGACATTCGCTTTGTCATGAGCAGTGAACAGGGGCGTCGCGTTGTCTGGTCGGTGCTGGAGAAAGGCCGTGTGTTTTCCGCTATCTCTCCGATGGATGCTATGGCAATGGCATTTAATGAGGGGCAACGCAATCTGGCGCTGGAACTGTTTCAGCGCGTTATGGCGCATTGCCCTGAACAGTATTTGAAGATGGCCAAAGAGGCCAGTGAACAGGAGTGATCATGAATTTATTTGAGCGTTTGCTGTATCGCCGTCTTTGCAATGAGCAGCCAGTCGATGGTGGAGCAGCTCCGGCTGCGTCAGAACCGTCAGCGCCTGCAGGTGATACCCCTGCTCCAGTTGGTGATCCATCACAACAGGAAGGTGATAAGCCACAACCTGTTGCTGATGGCGATAAACCTGCTGATGACAAAAAGCCTGAAAACGATAAGCAGGATGAAAAAAAGGGTGGCGATAAACCAGAGGGTGCGCCTGAGAAGTACGAGTTTCAGGCTGCCGAAGGCGTAGAGCTGGATACAGAAGCGTTGACGGAATTCGAGCCGGTGGCGCGAGAACTTAACCTGACCAACGAGCAAGCGCAAAAGCTGGTTGATGCTTATCCGAAGATTCTGGCAGGTGTTCAGCAGCGCCAGGCAGAAGCCTGGCAGAAAACAACCGAGCAGTGGGCTGCGGATGTAAAAGCTGACAAAGAAATCGGTGGCGACAAGTTGATTTCTAACCTTAGCGCCGCACAGCGTGCGCTTGACCAGTTCGGGACACCTGAACTCAAAGAATATCTGAACACCACCGGGCTGGGTAATCACCCTGATCTGGTCAAAACGTTCGTGAAAATCGGAAAGGCGATGTCTGAAGATGGCATGGTCACCGGTGGTAATGAAGGCCAGCGTAGTGCGGCCGAAGTGCTCTATGGCAAATAAGAGAGGAAATGACAATGGCTGTTAAAGGCTTAACTGCGCTAACGCTGGCTGACTGGGGTAAGCGCGTCGATCCAAACGGGAAAGTCGATAAGATTATCGAGCTTCTCGGTCAAACTAACCCGATCCTTCAGGATATGCCTTTTGTCGAAGGGAACCTTCCTACCGGACACCGAACCACCATTCGTTCTGGTTTACCTTCAGCCACTTGGCGTTTGCTGAACTATGGCGTACAGCCAAGCAAATCAACCACAGTGCAGGTCACCGATTCCGTTGGAATGCTGGAAACCTATGCTGAAGTCGATAAGTCACTGGCTGATCTGAACGGTAATACCGCCGAATTCCGCCTGTCTGAAGACCGTGCATTTATTGAAGCGATGAATCAGCAGATGGCGCAGACGTTGTTTTATGGTGATTCCAGCGTTAACCCTCAGCAGTTTATGGGACTGTCCTCCCGCTATTCCAGCCTGTCTGCGGGTAATGCTCAGAACATCATTGATGCTGGTGGCACGGGTACAGATAACACCTCAATCTGGTTAGTGGTGTGGGGCGAAAACACCGTGCATGGCATCTTCCCGAAAGGGCAGAAGGCTGGCATCCAGATGGAAGATAAAGGCCAGGTGACACTGGAAGATGCTAATGGCGGCAAGTACGAAGGCTACCGTACCCATTACAAATGGGACAACGGACTTGCTCTGCGTGACTGGCGTTATGTTGTTCGCATTGCAAACATCGATGTCAGCAATCTTTCAGAACCTTCCTCTGCCGCAAATATTGCGAAGTTGATGGTTAAAGCACTGCATCGCATTCCAAACCGTGGCATGGGCCGCCCGGTGTTCTACATGAACCGCACTGTAGGCCAGGCTCTTGATCTGCAGTCTCTGGAGAAAACATCTCTGGCTATCAGCGTAAAAGAGACTGAAGGCGAGTGGTGGACTTCATTCCGTGGTGTACCAATCCGTGAAACTGATGCGCTTCTGGAAACAGAAGCCCGCGTGGTGTAACGCCTGTTATTAACCTGTGGGTCGTAACAGACCCACTAATGGAGAAAGAAGATGATCACCGACAAACTGTTGATGTTCTCCGAAGCACAGGCGGTAACTGATACCGCGGCTTCTACTGACGTAATCGATCTCGGTCCAATTGACGGAAAACGTCGTGATATCGGCGTGGGTTACCCGCTTGAATTTTGGGCGCTGGTTAACACAGCCGCCGCGGCAAGCGGTGATGCAACTGTAAACATCCAGTTGCAAACGAGTGAGAATAACAGCTCTTGGACCACTATTTATGATAGTGGTGCGTTGGCAAAGGCCACCCTGACAGCAGGTAAGCGAGTTGTTTCTGCAAAGGTGCCAGCCGGTGTTCAGCGATATCTGCGTGTTAACTACTCCGTCGCAACTGGCCCACTAACGGCTGGCAAATTCACTGCGGGTATCAGTCTGGATGTTGATGCCAATACGCCGTACCCGATCCGCTCAAAAGTAACTGGTTAAGGTGATATCGATGTCAGGTGAGAAACCAAGATACCGCGTTCTGCGCCTCTCTCATATCCATAACACACTGTGGCCGGAGGGGGCAGAAATCGAATACGAAGGTGAGCCTGGTAGCGCACTGGAACCTGTTAACGATGCAGCCAGACAGGCAAAAGCAAAAGTTGCAGGAAATGTGTCAATGGCAGCAACCAGCACCAAAATCATCAACGATGTGTCAGATGATGGTGAACTGGATAAGCTCCGTGAAGAGTACGAATTGCTCTTTAACGAGAAGCCACACCATAACGCCAAAGCCGAAACGCTCCGCGAGAAGATCGCAGATAAGCGTAAAGAACTGGGCGTGTAAGCCTCGCGAATCAGACAAGGGGCTTCGGCCCCTTTATTGCAGGAGTGTATATGGAACTCGTAAACCTCAAAACCGGCACTGACAGCTACCAGGATGAGAGCGGAGAAACCAGAACTCGCGATGAATACCCGTGGGGGCTGTGCATCACGCTGAATAACGACACATTGAATAAGCTGAAGGCGCAACCTCAGGGCGTCGGAACAGAAGTGATGATAACTGCAAAGGCTGTTATTCGAGGCCTGTCTGCCAGAGAAACTGACGATGGTGTTAATCGCAGCGCCGATCTGCAGATCACTGATATGGCGATCGCTCCTGTTTCCGGGGATGTAGAAAAATCAGCGGCTGAAACTCTGTACGGTAACGGAGGTGAGTGATGGCCTCTGTAGTAGAGATCTGTAATCGTGCGCTGTCCAATATTGGCAACAGCCGCAGCATTAACAGCCTGACGGAAGCCAGCAAGGAAGCGGGGGAATGTTCGCTGCACTTTGAGGCCTGCCGTGATGCTGTGCTTTCTGATTTTGACTGGAACTTTGCTACCAAACGCGTGGCGCTTGCAGATACGAGCAATCCACCGCCTGACTGGGAATATGCGTACCAGTACCCGTCAGATTGTCTGCGCATTACTGAAATTATGCTTCCTGGTGTACGCAATCCAACAGCATCAATGCGCGTTCAGTACGAAGTTGGTGCAGACACCAACGGAACAGGAAAGTTGATCTACACAGACCAGCCTCAGGCATGGCTCAAGTATGTCTCTCGCGTTTCAGATGTGAACATGTTTGATGCCATTTTTATGGAGGCGTTGGCCTGGCGTCTTGCGGCAGCTATTAACATGGCGCTGACTGGGAATGCAGACCTCGGTACGTTTGCCCTCAATATGTACAATCGCGTGATTCTTAGTGCTGGCTCGCATAGCCAGAATGAATCACAGGAACCACAGCCACCGGTTGACGAGTTTACCATTGCGAGGTTGTCCTGATGGCTATCAGTTGGATCCAGCCCAGCTTTGCCGGTGGTGAGATTGGACCGTCGTTGTACGGTCGTATCGACATGGCGAAGTACCAGGTGGCATTGCGCAAGTGCGATAACTTTATCGTGCGGCAGTATGGCGGCGTTGAGAATCGACCTGGTACGCGTTTTGTCGGTGCCGCCAAATACCCAAATCGGAAATGCCGCCTGATCCCGTTCCAGTTCTCGACGGTTCAGACCTATGCTCTGGAGTTCGGACACCAGTACATGCGCGTTATCAAAGATGGTGCGTTGGTGCTGAACAGCAGCAATGTTATTTATGAAATTGCCACGCCATATACTGAAGCCGATCTGTTCCGAATTAAATTCACGCAAAGCGCCGACGTGCTTACGCTGGTTCACCCGGCATACCCGCCGAAAGAGCTGCGCCGCTATGCGCATGACAACTGGCAACTGGTTGATGTGGTAACGAAGAACGGGCCATTTGAAGATATCAATATTGATGAGTCAGTGACGGTTTATGCCAGCGCCAGCACCGGGACAATTACGTTAACGGCAAGCGCCTCTATTTTTGGCGCGGAGCAGGCAGGCAAATTGTTCTATCTGGAACAGCCTGCAGTGGATTCTGTGCCGGTATGGGAAACCAGTAAGAGTACGTCGATTGGCGATATTCGCCGTGCAGACAGTAACTACTATCGCGCCGTTACAGCAGGAAAAACAGGCACTTTGCGCCCTTCGCATACAGAAGGCACATCATGGGATGGCTGGGGCGGATCCGGTGATGATGATACCGGCATTGAGTGGGAGTATCTGCACAGTGGTTTTGGCATTGCCCGTATCTCTGCTGCAAATGGAACTACTGCAACTGCCGAGGTGATTTCCTATATCCCTTCGCAGGTTGTTGGCGAGGATAATGCCAGCTATAAATGGGCTAAATATGCCTGGAACAGTGTTAATGGTTATCCTGGCACTGTTGTTTATTATCAACAACGTCTTTACTTCGCCGCATCGACTGCGTTCCCTCAGACTATCTGGGCCAGCCGTACCGGGGATTATAAGGATTTTGGCAAAAGCAATCCTACGCAGGATGACGACAGAATTATCTACACCTATGCCGGGCGTCAGGTTAATGAGATCCGTCACCTGATTGATGTTGGTTCTCTGGTGGCGCTGACTTCCGGAGGTGAGTACGTCATCACCGGCGACCAGAACAAAGTGTTAACCCCATCATCATTTGCATTCAGCTCTCAGGGATCAAATGGCTCAAGCAACGTCCCACCAATTGCTGTGGCGAATATTGCTCTGTTCGTCCAGGAGAAAGGCAGCGTTGTCCGTGATCTGGCCTACTCATTCGATGTTGACGGCTATCAGGGGAACGACCTGACCATCCTTGCCAATCATCTTTTTCAGAAGCACAGCATTGTTGACTGGTGCTTCTCGATTGTCCCTTACTCCAGTGCCTTCTGCATTCGTGATGACGGTAAATTACTGGTGATGACCTATTTGCGTGATCAGCAGGTTTTTGCATGGGCACCACAATCCAGTACCGGAAAATATGAAAGCACATGCAGTATCAGCGAAGGCAATGAAGATGCGGTGTATTTCGTCGTTAACCGAACCGTTAACGGGCAAACAGTGAGATACATCGAACGGCTGTCCAGCCGTTTATTTACCAGCGATGAAGACGCTTTCTTTGTTGATTCTGGCCTTAGCTATGATGGAAGAAATACGTCTGACAGAACGATGACAATCACTGGTGGTTCTGGCGAATGGGATTACCGCGCGGAATATACAATCAGTGTTTCTGGTGGTGCGTACTTCACCAGTAGTGATGTCGGTGCGCAACTACAGTTCCCTTATACCGGAACTGTTCCTGATACTGGCGATGAAGTGTCAAAAGAATTACGTTGCGACATTATTTCTGTAACCAGCAATACCGCTGTAGTGGTTCGTGCTAACAGGAACGTCCCGCCATCCCTCAGGAATGTGGCCACCACGAACTGGCAGATGGCGCGCCGGACATTTGGAGGCCTGTCTCATCTTGAAGGCCAGACCGTAAACATTCTCTCTGATGCGAACGTGGAACCACAGAAAGTGGTTTCCGGAGGTGCCGTCACGCTGGAATCTCCGGGGGCTGTAGTGCACATCGGCCTGCCAATAACTGCTGAATTCGAAACACTGGATATCAACATTAACGGACAGGAAACGCTGCTGGACAAAAAACAGGTGATCCCGTCCGTTACTCTGGTTGTGAATGCCAGTCGCGGCATCTGGGCGACTACGCCCGGCGGTAAATGGTACGAATATCCACAGCGTGAATTCGAGTTCTACGATGATCCTGTTGATGACGCTACCGGAAAAGTAGAAGTGAAACTGGACAGTAACTGGGGCAAAAACGGACGTGTAAAAATCCGTCAGCTTGACCCGTTGCCGCTGTCTGTTCTTGCCGTTATTCCTCGCCTTACTGTTGGGGGATTCTGATGATCGATGTTCGAATTATTCCCGCTACCGAAGAGCATCTTCAGATGATTTTGCCGGATGTTCGTCAGGCTGATATTGACGAACTGTATGCGGTATCACTGATGACTACCGAAGATGCGCTGCGTGTTGGTCTGCGTACTGCGACTATGGCCTGGTCAGGATTTGCGAACGGAGAACTGGTAACCATGTTTGGTGTATCTCCGGCGTCAATGATCGGTGGCAATGGTACGCCCTGGCTGGTAGGAACCAGCCGTATTGAAAAATATCAGAAGACATTTCTTCGCCACTGCCGACCTGTATTGCAGCAGATGTTGGCAGTTTATCCGCGCCTGGAAAACTACGTCGACGAGCGAAACCATGTTGCCAAAGCATGGCTGCACTGGCTTGGATTCAGGCTTGAAGAAGCCGCGCCTTATGGTGCTCTTGGTCTTAATTTCCACAGATTTCACATGGAGAGAAAATAATGTGCGATCCGGTTATTGCTGGTGGCGCAATGCTCGCCATGAGTGGCATTCAGGCATACACCCAGTACCAACAGGGAAAGTATGCCTCGAAGGTTGCAGAAGCGAACGCAGATATAGCCACTGCTCAGGCAAATGATGCAATAAACAGAGGTAACGCTGAAGCTGAGCAACGGCGCAGAGAGACCCGACAGCGGCTTGGTACACAAGCGGCGACAATGGGGGCGACCGGCGCCGATTTATCTACCGGTAACGCGCTGGATATATTTGGCGACACTGCCCAGTTTGGCGCTCTTGATTCGCTGACGACGGTGAATAACGCGCAACGCGAGGCTTACGGTTATCAGGTTCAGGCTGCCAACTATAAAGCAGAAGCCAGTTCAGCCCGTAAACAGGGGAATGTGGGAGCAGCAACAACATTGCTCACTGCGCCTCTGAAGGCATACGGTGCGTACCAGATGTTTGGTGGGACGTGGAGTCCGTTCTCTAAAGGAAGTACATCTAGTGGTGGGACGCCAATGTTATCTAACTCAGGTTTTATGAATTCTGACTCCCGATTCAAAATAGGAGGTTACTGATGCCTGTTGTTCCTACTACATCCGGACGCCAGGTGCAAAGTCGTGGTGTGCAAACCGGTGGTTTTCAGACCTTCGATGTTCCTCAAGCAGGTCAGGTGCTGGCGAATGTCGCAGATCAGTATGCGGTGGCATATGGTGAAGCCAGGCAGAAAGCGAATGTTGCATTGTCTCAGGATGCCATCCTTCAGCTTAATCAGCGCAGCAATGAACGTCTTTATAACCCTCAAACCGGTTTTTATGCACAACAAGGCAAAAATGCGATTGGTAAGGGGCAAGAGTACATATCTGGATTTGATCAGGATGTGGAAGAAATAGCTGCTTCATTGACTGATGAAGCAGCAAGAAATATGTTTTTGCAACAAGCCAGAACACAGAAAATTCAGTTCAGTACTGGAGTTCTCAGACATGAGATAGGGCAGACAAATGCCTATGAAGATGAGCAATATCAGGCAACGAGAAAATTATGGATACAAAATGAAGCGGATGCCTGGAATGACCCGCAAACTGCCACTTTAGCCAGAAATTCCAGAATGGTAGCCATTGCTAGATATGGAGCTGCCAGGGGATGGTCACAAGAACGCATTCTGGAAGAAATAGAAAGTGATGATCGCCGTGCCACAGAAATGCGGGCGAAGAATTATGCCGCTGCCAATCCAGAAGGATGGCTAAATGGTCTGTTTCAGAAAAATGATTCTGGAGGCATGGACATGCGTGCCATACGCCTTGTTGAATCAGGTGATCGACATTTTAATCCTGATGGTAGTCTTCTTGAAGGACCGATAACATCTTCTGGAGAGAGAGCCCAGGGGAAATACCAGTTAATGCCGGGCACAGGGAAAGAACTGGCGGCCAAGCGTGGCGTTAAATACAACCCTACGGACGAACAACAGCATGAAATGCTCGCCAGTGACTATGTAAATCAACTGTATGGTAAGTACGGCTCCGAAATATTGACCGGAGCAGCATATAACTGGGGGATGGGTAACGTGGATAAACTGATCGCCAAAGTCGGTGATCCACGTAAAGGTGAAATATCAGAAGAAGAATTTATCCGAAATCTTCCATCAGAAACACAAGGGTGGCTTTCCCGATATAGAAAAAATAAAACTGGAATGGATCCGCTGACTATTTATCAAATAGATAACCTTGCTAATAGTCAGATAGAAAAGCAAAGGAAGTTAATATTAGAACAGCTTGAGCCAGCTATTAATAACACCATGGCCCAGCTATATAACGGTGAGGTTCCAGATTATATACCGGCTCAGGAGACTATCATCAGGGGGTATGGAAAAAATGCAGATAAAATAATCAATCAACTGGATATAGCGATTGATAACGCGAGAATATTCCAGGCAATTCAGTATTTACCTCCTTCTCAGCAGCAAGAAGAAATGCAGAAAGTGAAGCCTGAGGTTAACGATCCTCACTATGCGTTAAAACTCGATGCTTACGGAAAATTGTCTGCATTGCTTCAGCGATCAAATGAAGCAATTCAGGCGCAACGTGATTCACGCAGATTCAATGAGGCGCTGACAATAGGTGAAAAATTAGACCCAAGCAACAAATCAATGCAGAAAGCTGCTGATTACACAGAAATGGCGCAGAACTTTCGTATTAATGATGCCTCCACTCATGATGGGGTTGTTCGGCTTGTGGCTCAGACTGGCATCATGCCTTCGCAGGTCATCACGCAGCTTTCAGCAGTATCCAGATCCAGCAATCAGGAAGTGGTTAAAAATGCAGCGAATTTGTTTAGTCGGTTATATGAAACAGACAATGCATCTATTGGAAATATGCCGAAGGATATGCAGGGTTTTTATCTGACTGTTAAGCAACTAACAGATTCTGGCATGTCTGCTGATGCGGCTATCGAGCAGGCGCAGAACCTGACGTACAACCAGACCGATGCTCTTAAAGCTCAATTGGCATCAACGCAGAGTTCAAAAGAGTACAAAAATAATCGCAGCAAGGCGATGAATTCTGCTGTCAGCAATATGGCGCAGTGGTTCCGTTGGGATCCGTCTGCGGATGACCAGACGCCGGAAGCAGCTAGATTCCGTAATGACTATCAGACGCTGTATGACATTAACTACCGCGTTGCTGGTGGTAACGCTGACGTAGCGAAGCAAATGACCAACCAGCAGATAGCCCGCACCTGGAGTATCAGCGAGGTTAACGGAGAAGCGCAGTTTATGAAATATGCACCGGAGGCGCTTTATCAATATGGGCCGTCAGGCTGGCAGGCGGCGCAGTGGAAAGCTGAAAAAGAACGGCTGATGTACGGTGAGCGCAAAGAGATTATAACAACCAGTCCGACGTTGCTTGGGATCACGTCAGGTAATGCTCCTGTAGTTGAGACAAAAACCCCTGAGAGTCGTATTAATGGAGAATTATTCATAACCCCTGACGTGTTAACACCTCGTAATGGTGATTACGCCATTATGGTAAGAACTAAGGATGAAAATGGCATCGATCGGGTCCAGCCGTTTTATAACAAACATGGGCGTCCTATGCGTTGGGAACCATCACTAGAAGATTGGGAACCTTATAAGAAAATGCAGCAGGAACGGGAGCAGTACGAGCAGGAAGAAATTATGCGTGGACAGGCTATACGAAACTTCAAAGACAAGCATCGCGCTCTGGATGAGCAGTATCAGCGCCTGCATAACGAACGTATGGACAAATTTAAAGATTACTTTTCGTGGGGATCTAAATAATGCCAGTTTATGCACAAGCTGAAGATCTTAATAACGGACTGATCCCGTCAGGTAATGTTTTGCCGGAACAAACTGGGTTTGATGTTGCCCTTCCGGAAGGGGCTAATCCTGAGCCATTGCCACCGGAGCCTTCCGTATGGGGGGCTGCAATGCGACAGAACAATATTCTGGCTGGTTTTTTCCGACCAGCCAGACAGTTTGAACCGGTCGAAGGTTATAACCCATATGCTGATAAAAATGAGTTGCACGGTTATGAATACTGGGGGGCGAAATTTGCAGATTCCCGATCGCCAGAGGAAACGGCGTGGATTAAGCAGCAGATAGATGATGAAAATGAAGACAGACGTTTATTGTCTGATGCTGGCGTAGTTGGAACCCTTGCCAGTATTGCTGCGGGAATGGATCCGGTTACTGTTGCGTCAATGTTTATCCCCGGTGCTCAAGGAGGGGCACTGGCGCGTATTGGCTCACAGATTGCGATTGGTGCAGCCGGTACAGCATTAAGCGAGGTTGTGCTGAATAATCAGCAAATAACACGCTCATGGGGTGAAAGTGCCGCTCACATTGCAGCGGGTGCGATGATGAGCGGCGTGTTTGCCAGTGCTGGTGTTGCGCTTTCGCCATCCGTCCGGGCTGCAGCCACGCGTGAGGTTGCTGATGCTCTTGATAATATGAGCATTACATCAGCGACTGACAGGGCTGCCGCTTCGCTTTCTGATGGTGGTAGTGTTGGTGCTATGAAAATTGATACAGCGACTCTGGATGATTTAACCCCTGTTTCCGGTGGGGTGGTTGGAAAGGCTGCATGGAAAGCAGGGAGCTATCTTACTCCTTTGACAAGGTTAATGGAGTCTCCGTCCAAGACAGTGCGAAAAACAACGCTGGAGTTAGCCGAAAATAATTTCACCCTTAAAGGAAATGAAAGGGGGATTGAAACACCGGTAGCTGTAGAAACCCGTACACGTGGATGGCAGCGTGAAGAAGCTGCTGTTGTTGTCGGAAATAAACAGGCATACGCAAAGTATAAAGCTGATGGTGGTGACATGAGTTTTGATTCATTTCGTCAGCAGGTTGGGAATGCTATGCGAAGCGGTGATGTGCATGCTAATCCTGTTGTTCAGGAAACGGCGCAGGCGATGCGAACTGTATTAAATCGGGTGAAGGTTGAAATGCAAAAGCTTGGTTTATTGCCGCCAGATGAAGAACTGAAAGCATTAGGCCAGGCAAGCTATTTCCCACGTATATATAAAGTTGGAAAAATAATCAGTGAACGCGATAAATTTCGACGTATTTTGGTTGACTGGTGGTCGAGAGGCAATAAAACACTGGATCCTGAGGATGCTGAAATTGCAGCGGATATCGTAATTAATAAAATTACTGGTGCTAAGGTTCCACAGGATTTTGTCAGCGTATTTTCTGTAAAAGCCGCAGGTAGTACGAAAGAAAGAACATTAAATGTGCCTGATAGTCTTATCAGGGATTATCTCGAAAGTGATGTGAATTACGTTCTACAACGTCATATCCGTGAAGCGGCAGCAGAAATTGAGTTGACGAGAACATTTGGCAAACGAACTATGACAGAGCGTCTGCAATTAATTGAGGACGAATATGACAGTCTGTTACGGGAAGTGCCTGAAAAAATAAAGGCGAAATATGACGAAAGTGTGGCAAATCTGAAAGCACGTTATGAGAGCAATGGTGAAGTTGTTCCTCAGGGTAAACTCGATTCATTAATGCGAAAGTACGAAAAGGAATTACGGAAAGAACAGTCCAGACTTTCAAAATCAAGAGCAAATGATCTCAGAGACATAACAGCATTACGCGATCGTCTTGTTGGTACATATGGTATGCCTGATGACCCGTCTTCGTTTTTTGTTCGTGCTGGCGCTTTTCTGCGGGATGTGAACTTCACGACCAAACTCGGTGGAATGACAGTATCAGCTATTCCAGATCTGGCCAGAGGGGTTATGGTTAATGGTTTCCGTAACTCCATGAAAGGCTATGCTTCTCAGATATCCCAATCACCGGCATTTAAGGCCAGCAAAGAAGAGATGTTGAAGATGGGGATTGGATTGGAAACTGTACTACATTCACGTTCTCGTGCAATTGGTGATCTTGTTGACAGTTCTTCCAGGACAACAGCAGTCGAAGCAGGAATGGAGCGAATTACTGATGCCTTCGGCAAGCTGACACTCATGGATCGATTTAATGACATAAACAAATCCATGAACGGAATGCTCACGTCAGACGGTATTTTGTCTGGTGCGTTTTCTGCACGTCGCATGGCAAAACTCGGTATCAACGACAATATGGCTGCGCGTATTCGCAGTGAGTTCGAGAAACATGGTGAGGTAATTGATGGATGGCACATTGGTAACTTTGATAAATGGGACGATCAGTACGTTGCCGGAGTATTCCAGTCAGCGGTTCTGAAAGACGTTAATAACACTATCATCACCCCCGGTATTGGTGACACACCTTTATGGGCGAGTACTCCAATGGGGCGAACGATATTTCAGTTTAAATCATTCACAACGGCTTCATACAACCGTGCGCTACTTGGTGGGTTACAGGAAGGAACTGCGCAATTTTATTATGGCACTGCATTTCAGATTGCTCTTGGCTCACTGGTCTATGCGCTTAAAGAAGCATCGAAAGGGAAAAATGTTGACTGGTCACCAGAGAAGCTGGTGCTTGAGGGTATAGATAGATCCGGTATTCTTGGGCCATTGATGGAATATAACAATATGGCTGAAAAGGCTACTGGTGGTGCTGTTGGGCTGGGGGCTTTATTTGGCACTGGCACACAGTCTAGGTATGCCAGTCGTGGATTCGTAGGATCTCTATTCGGACCGTCATTTGGTCTTGCGGATAGCATCATTGATGTGACCGCAGGAGTGTTGAATGGTGATGCCGGTGATCGTATTGTGCATAATGTCCGAACCCTGATACCCGGCAATAACCTGTTCTGGATTGCGCCACTAATAAACCAGGTGGATCCGGTGATGCGGTGAGTTAAACACCTTTAGCATGATTCAGGGGAAACCCCAATATTAAATATGAGTGTCTCCCCTGAATCAGCATAATAATGTAATATTATTGACTTACGTTGTTTTCTTGCTTCGTAGAATAAACGCTCTTGCGGCGATAATTTGTGAAAACTGCCGGATGCACAATATATGTTTTTTAACTTTTCGCGGGTTTCTTTTATTGTATCTTCTGATATGTATTTTAGGCATTTATCCGTATAGATGTTGCTACTATAAGAAATTAATGTTTTGCTGTTGTTGTGATGTATTGTATTTTTATCGTTGAAGTCTGTATTTTTATTTACTGTCATTAGGTTTTTAATGATTACATGTAATACAATAGTCTCCCCATCATCAATTCCATATTTGATGTCATAGTCAGTATATTTATTTGTTATACCGCTTCCTGATAGCGGCACTATGTACTCTGAGAAAAATGAGTTTGCCGCGTGACTATCAAGAGCAATAGCAGTTTGTTTGTGGTAAAAATAAAACAATATTGAGAGAGTCAAAATAATAGCGACGCCTAATGCAACCTTTAATATAGATATGGTTTTCAAAATATCGCTCCTTGTTGTAACATACATCAGTAATGTGGCGTTTTTCAATTGTATTAAAGACGTGTAATATGTACACGCCTTTTGTTCTTCCTATTCAGGTATTTCAATTCCAAAACCATCTGCATCCCATGAGTTTTCACAGATGATGTAACCTAGTTCATTGAGCTTATTAAATGTTTTTTCAAAGATGATCTGGTAATCATTATCTGCAAGTGATTCCAGTTCAAGGTCATTAAGGTTTATATAAAAACTTGTATGTCCAAGTGTTATTTTCTTATTAATTTCATTAAAGGTTCTTTTGAAAATAATATTTGATATTTCATGTCGTGCATTGTTTGCAATGATTTTTGCTTCATAAGCAGAAATTACGTCATCTTCATGAATATCTTTCAGAAAGCTGGTGTCAAGACGTTGTACTATTTCAGCGTTCATTGATCGCTTATTGGCTTTTGCAGAAATTTCTATTTTTTCTTTTACTTCGACGGGAAGTCTGATCCTTAGTTGTGGATCTTCTCTGCTCATGTTCTTCACCAAATATTGAGTTACTTGCAATGATTGAAGTATGCCTCACCGTGTGCTTGACATCAATGACGCACGGTGTGACAATTATTTTGCCCCACGGTGGGGCTAAGGAGATATGAAATGCAAAAAGCAAAAGAGATGTGTCAACGACGAGTTCGTTTTCCGGACGATGTGAAGTTAGCTATTGAAAGAAATGGCGAAAAAGAATGCCGAAAGTTCAATACAGAGATTATCTATCAGCTGAGGAAAGTGTATGGACTCACTGGTGAGAAGAATAGCGTGGCATAAAACAGCGAAGCCCCACGGTGGCCAGACCGTCAGGGCTTCAGTATCGTAAAACTACGTATAGGAATTAACGACATGACGAGTATAGCAACAGCAGTATCTACTATCAACGTGCCATTCCACGGCGCAGAGCTTTATGTTGTCAATCACAACGGCGAACCGTATACCCCAATGAAACCTATCGTTGAGGGAATGGGGCTAGACTGGAAATCTCAACATAAGAAGATTTCTCAACGCTTCTCGAAGGGTATGGTGGAAATCACCATACCTTCTGCCGGTGGGGTGCAAGCCATGATTTGTATGGCTTTACGAAAATTGGCAGCTTGGTTGAACAGCATCAGCCCTAACAAAGTCCGCCCTGAAATCCGCGACAAGGTAATCCAGTATCAGGAAGAGTGTGACGATGTGCTCTACGAGTACTGGACTAAAGGCCATGTGGTTAACCCACGCAAAGCTAAAAAGGCGTTGCCGGGTAAAATAACAACTGAACAGCAGGAAGCCATTAAACAACTCGTCATGAGTCGCGGTCAGTCTCTGCCAAAAGAAAAACAGGCTAAGGCGATGATCACCATGTGGTCGTCACTGAAATCTCATTTTGGCTGTTCGTACAAAGAAATTGGTGAAGATCAATTTGCCGAAGCGTTGTCTCTTGTTGCTCGGGTTCCGCTTGAAGGGGAGTATCTCCCTGCTGGATCTGCATCAGAGAATGATGAAGTGGCAGTCAAGATGTTAGATGCGCTTCGTGAGGCAATTAAAACACAGACAAAATGTTATGGTTATCCATTGAAGCCAGGCTACCGCAGTCTGATTCATTCGCCGTCGGGTGTTCTCGGCCTGACGGAGAACTCACTGCTGATGAATCTGCTGAACCAGTTACAGGAAGACGGGCACGATGTATCGGGCGCGGCGGCGGAGCTGACCACCATGTTCTGCTACATCGTCGGTGTGAGCAAATGCCTGCGTGATATCCAGACGCACGCGGAATACATCAACGACAAAGCAGGGTTCTTCTGACAGAACGGCGGCACAGGGACGTGCAAAACGAAACTAGCGTGACATGTCACAGGCCGCTTTCGCGGCCTTGTTTTAACGAATGCCACCGCCGCCCGGGCGGGAATCCGCAGAACGCCCACCGCAGCGGGAGCCGTCAGCGGCAGTATCGCTGTCGTGCTGACAACGACCGGCAAAGGCCTGAGTTGAAGCTACCAGAGACAACAAAACGAACAGTGCAGCAAATGCTTTTTTCATTGTGAAATTTCCATCTATAAGCCACCTCGATGTGGCGTCAATGAGTGTAGCACTGACTTTTGTTTCGTCCACAAAAAAGCCCGCAGCGCGGGCTTATTCCTTCCATTTATCAGAAAAAAGATCTTCTTCTAAAGGCATTGGTTCTGTTTTTGTTTTCTCAAAGAATTGATAACTGATAGTGATTGCTGCCTCTTTAAACTCTTCTTGCTCAGTTATGTTGTGGGCATCTGCGTCAACAAAAAACATAACCAGCGCATCACGATTGTGATTTACCGAATAAACTAAAAAGCAATCACTTGTTGGTATGCATTTTACTTGCACAGACGCTATATTTTTCCATGCATCCCAAGATGATTTTTTACCAGTGTGTTTTTTATCACTATCTTCTGGAATATAGTCTTGGTTATCGACATGAGTATGCCTGACATTTAGTTTAAGCATTTCTGTCGGACGAGCAAATGCAGCATCTTTACCAAGAGATGGATGGTATCCCGTTTTCCAATACTGGGTAAAGGCATCAGATACTTTCTTCAGCTCAAGATCAGATGCACAAAGGGCCGAGAAATTTTGCGTATGCAATACTCGACCCTTATATCTGACAATTTGATTTTTATCATTCTGCGACGCAGACGAACTCATAATTTTCCTTATTGTTACGAGAATCAAAGAAAGCGCGGGATACGCGACTTGCGTGATCTTTTGTCATAGTAACTTTTACGTACTCTACGCTTCCATTGAAAGAACGTCTTGCGGCAGCTTGCGCTCTACGCATCTGCAATTTTTCGTTTCGCATGACATTACCTCATATCTCATAAGTTCATTACACGGATTAATAAAAATGAAACCAATCCGTTTACCCTTGAGGTAATAGTACGCTATTCACCCACAGTCTGCAATCTGTACAGAATTATTTAAAGGCACGTCCCTGTGCCGCCGCCGTCAGAAGAACCCTGCCTTGTCGTTGATGTACTCCGCGTGGGTCTGGATATCACGCAGGCATTTGCTCACACCGACGATGTAGCAGAACATGGTGGTCAGCTCCGCCGCCGCGCCCGATACGTCGTGCCCGTCTTCCTGTAACTGGTTCAGCAGATTCATCAGCAGTGAGTTTTCCGTCAGGCCGAGAACACCAGACGGAGAATGAATCAGGCTACGGTAGCCGGGCTTCAGTGGGGCACTGTAGGTTTTGTTCTCTATCTTCATCGCCTGCATTACTGCTGACGCCGTGGCGTTGGCTACCTGGTCGGCAACCATCTTTATGCGTTCTTCTTGCGGGAGCGAGTTTTTTATGTAACTTCCGGTGCGGCGGATCTGAGGAAGAACCTCACCTGTAACCCATTTACGAAAGCGGTAGGGGATAGTGCCTGGTGTCACTGCGTCGCGGCAGCGGAGGATCAGTGTGTAGAGGCCTGACTCGTTGATAATATTGGTTTCACCTTGACGGCCTAAGTTAAATTTAGCCCTTTCATCATCATCAAGAGATTTTATTGACATAGTGGGGTTTGTCAGTTGAAGAGCTTTAATAACGTCTTTGGCAACAAACCAAGGATTTCCATCAATAACAATGGCTCGAATGGTTGCTTCTGATTCAAAATGAAAAACAGATGGGGTTACGTTAGCAGTCATAGTGATCACCTTTGTAGTTAGGTTAATCACCACTACCGACGCCAATCGGTTGGTGGTGAACTGTGCAGGGTTGGCGTAACCGGCTACAAAGGACCCGGCGCACCTTTCGGTGCCCCCACACAGCCCACCATAGAATAGGTGCGCTTTACACATAAAAAAACCGCTTATGCGGCATATGTGCCTCTGTAGTAACTCGGGACGCCAATCCCGGCACTGGATTTTGCCAGTACCCGATTACTATGGCACAAGAGGAGTGCGATGTAAATTTACCGCAAAGGTAAATATAAGCACTCCGCTTGGTAATTGCAAACCTTATCTGGTTTGCTTTCGTAATTGTTCGGCACAATAGTCGAGATGTGTTTGCAGATCCTGCATAGACATCTGTGAGCTGGTGACGTAGTTAATCAGTGCAGTCAGTTCGGCAAGTGGGCCATCGACATTAAATCCATCCTTATCGAGATCCCGGAGTAATTTCATCAAGTGCGATCCCTCCACCAGTGACCTGACGCCTCCCGGCGTGTGAATCCTTTCGGTAAATCCGTCTTCCAGTGGATAGTGATACTGCTGCATCTTATCTTCTCCATGCAATAACTGTATAAATATACAGTATCAAATAATTTGTTTGCTATCCAGCACGTTTTGCAAATTACCCGAAAGGTAATATCTGTTCATATTCACAGTCTTTCTATCCATATGTGGTTTTTCAGGTAATAGAATAACCAGATATGCGGCGCAACGGGTGCTGCGACTATCTGGAGATTTAACATGACGGTCTCAACCGAAGTTGACCACAACGAATACACAGGTAACGGCGTTACGACATCATTTCCGTATACCTTCCGTATTTTCAAAAAATCCGACCTGGTTGTTCAGGTGTCTGACCTTAACGGTAACGTAACAGAACTAGTGCTGGATGCTGGTTATACAGTAACAGGGGCGGGAACTTATAGTGGCGGTGCAGTGGTTCTTCCGTCGCCGCTTGCTGCTGGCTGGCGAATCACGATAGAGCGTGTGCTTGATGTGGTGCAGGAGACTGATCTTCGCAATCAGGGAAAATTTTTCCCCGAAGTTCATGAAGATGCATTTGACTACCTGACGATGCTGATCCAGCGATGTTTTGGGTGGTTCAGACGTGCATTGATGAAACCATCTTTGCTTGCAAAATATTACGATGCAAAGCAAAACAGAATTTCCAATTTGGCCGATCCGAAGAACTCTCAGGATGCTGTAACAAAAAAATATGTGCAAGACTTATATAGTGGGGTAGTTAGGCCTGATAACATCGACAACGCAATGTATGTTACAGATCTCGCTAATGGCAAATATGACAGCTCTCGCTTGGACATGTCTGTCGGGTATGAGATAAAAACCATTTCAAACTTTGTCAGGATTAATGGGGCTGTTTATCGTGTTACTCCTGCTGCAGTCGGCATAGTGACAGAAATAACCTCGCGTTACATTTTGGCCGGAGGGAAAAAAAGCTACCTGTCTCATATTTCCAGGCATGTCAGTGGTACGCGTAGGCCGCTGAACTGGAAATTAGAATTCAGCATCATAGACGATGAGATTACCGCAGATCTTAAAGATCAGTATGGTTACACGACCATGGGATTTCAGGGGATTTACATAGACAGCAATGATGGAATGGTATACATCGGCTGGCAGACGCTAGACCCCGCATCGGTATGGGTTACGGTGCATGACTGGGTAACAGGAGCATTGGTAACACGTCTTCATTTTCCGAATAACGTTGGTGCACCAGAAGGCATCCACGTTTACCGAGTGGCAGGACAGCGTTACATCCTGCTGCCGTACAGCCCATCTCGCACTATCAGAATTTACCCTATCGAAGATCCGCGTACGCTGGTTGATAAAACGCAGATTACAAACTTCACTGAATCAACACGCCTTGGAGTGCGATATCAGTTTAGTGGCTTTGGTAATACCCTGATATACGAAAATGCGGATATGGGTTGGCCGAAAATTTTTGATGTTGAGACAGGTGTATCCAATATCTTTAACACACTGGATATTAACAGCCTTATAGAAGGATCTTACAGTCCAATGGGGACTATTACGGTTGATGCAAATGTTGGAGGTCGCGGAGCCGGTAAACCAAAACGGCAGGGTGTCGCTCTTGGTTCTCAACGGATATTTGCTGGTATTGGTGCATCTACCACGGCGGGATCTGGAAATACTTTCGCAGGGTTGCAGGGTTATATTGAGTACAGCCTTAATGGTTCAGAATTAGGTCAGTACCTGCTGTCACCTGCAGATTTCAAAACATACTGGGATAGTTATTCAGGGAAGAGTGTTTACTCCACTGAAAATGAGGGGGTGCAGTCTTGTGATATTTCTGGCTCTGAGGAATTGTATCTTCTACAGTCTATTCGCTATGACAATGGGGGCGGATCAAATTATAGGACTTTAAACATCATTCGCGCTAACTGTCCATCTAATGAACCTGGAACAGTAGACATGACTCCGCTATCCAATGCCTCATCACAGTTATTTAACCCTCGCGGAAGGGTGATTAACGCTGGCCGTCACCCTGTAAACCCGGCTGATGGTATTGCGCTATTTACATCGGCACAGGCTATTTGTGACTATTTGCGGAATACAGATGCAGGTAGATATGTGACATATCTTGAACAGGATATGCCACTGTTTGAAGGTGGGCCATCTGCGCCAGGACAGATGACGCTGCCAGCATTCTGCCTATTGCAGATCGACTTCATCAACGGCGATACCTGGGAAATTACAGTTAATGGAACTAACAGGGCTAATAATTATACAGGAAGGATTTCCAAAAACGGCGGGTACAACTCTTTTACTAAGGTGTCCTCCCGCAGCATGTCGATTCTCGGATCCCCTGGTCTGGTTGATGTATCAATTCGCTCACCTAACTCACTAAATCTTCCAGAATTTGCTGGAGACTGGTCTACTGGTGTAAGTGTAGGAGCTGCAGGTGGGGTGACAAACTGGCAGCCAGAAGGAACAGGTAACGGAGCATTATGGGAGTCAGGATATGCAAAAAACCGTGTGTTGCAGATATTCATGTCCACAACATCAAAACTGTTCTTCCGCTACGCAGACGATGCTATTCGCGCAGGTAACACAGGCTGGGCTGAGGCATGGTCGTCGCTGAACACGACCGTCGATTCAAGTGGTTTCATCAAAAAAGCCTCTCCGGTTGTGAAGATTTTCTCAGACGGTAGTAGTGAAACAAATCGCGAATCAGATGGGGTAACCGTCACACGGCTGGCATTGGGGGAATATCTGATTGAGGGTTGCGTAGGTCTGAATGCAGATGCTTCATGGGGGGGGATTGATGGTGGATTTGAAATACCGCAGGACCGAAACAAGCAGCCGCTCATCTGGCTGGATTATGTTGTTAACCAAGATGGCTCTGTGTTGGTGAAAACGTTTCACCGCACTCATGATAACTCGCCAGTTTTTGCACGTAACGACATCCCTGGTGTTTCGAACGGTGACCCGATCGACATTCCTGCTAATCAGTTCGTTTCTGTGCGAGTACAGATGCCTGAGGATTCAGCATGGAATAAGCTTAAGGAACAACTCAATAAGGCTGAACCAATGGAAAAAAATAAGTAATTATTTTCCATATCAGGCATGGCGGAGAAATCATAAGTTTAGTAATTACCACGGCAAGGACGCCACTTATCAACAATGTAATTATCATTTAATTCTCTTGACATCCTCTACGCCAAGAAGAACTGGTTTTTACGGCGCACCGGATAAATACGAATAATCAAGAATAATATTGAGTAATAATTATTCTTATATGGTTTGTTGTGTATAATTAGCTGACAGTTTAAGTGGATCTGTATATACAAAATATGGTGCACATTATGTCAGCTCAACTAACCAGTGAATCTTTAAATCAATGGCTTAGCATGAGTTCTCTTGCTGCGGTTATAGCAGGAGTTCCTCCTGAGGTTGCTTTAGGGTCTTTGGCTGGTGCGGTAATTTTTGTTACCTCTGCGGTAGAGTACCCAATTCATCGTCGCGTACTCTTATCGATGCTTAGCTTTCTCTGCGGCCTTCTTTTTTATAAACCAGCAGCATCAATTCTTATCGGCATAGCCAGCCTGATCCCTACTATCACGCAGGACTCTTTTGAAAAAGGGATTGTTTTCTCTGCTGGCGCATTCGTGTCAGCAATTGTTGCTGTGCGTATTGGTATATGGCTCTACCACCGTTCCGATAATCCACGCGAGTTAATTCCGGGGAGAAAAGACGATGGTAACGCATGAGTTTTTTTTGCTTATCACCAATGCAGTTATTTGTACTGGCATAGCAATTCGCGTTGTCACATTCCGGCGTAACGGATCTCAACATCGAAGATGGGGGGGGTGGCTTGCTTATTTCCTGATTGTTGCTGCGGCCAGTATTCCGATTCGTGTTGCCTATGCAATCTGGTTCCGCACGCCAATGGCTGTGGATTTATCTGAGGTCATTATCAACGCTGTCATGCTCGCTGCGGTTATTAAAACGCGCGGTAACGTCGTTCAAATTTTCAAAGTATCGAGGTCTAAACATGGAGATTAAACAATTCCAGCGAGCTGCTGGTATCAGCGAGGCGCTGGCTGCACGCTGGTTCTCGTATATAACTTCTGCGATGAGAGAGTTTGGTATCAGCAAACCAGAAGATCAGGCTATGTTTATTGCTCAGGTCGGGCATGAGTCTGGAGGCTTCACCAGGTTGCAGGAGAATTTCAATTACAGCGTCACCGGACTGGCTAACTTCGTTCGTGCCGGTCGTCTCACTCAGGGACAGGCCAACGCACTGGGTCGCCGTGCTGGTGAACCGCCATTACCACTCGAGCGCCAGCGTGCGATCGCAAATCTGGTGTACAGCAAACGCATGGGGAACAATGCCCCCGGCGATGGCTGGAATTACCGAGGTCGCGGACTTATCCAGATTACCGGTTTGAATAACTATCGTGATTGCGGAAACGGCCTGAAAGTGGACCTGCTGGAGAATCCTGAACTGTTGGCGCAGGACGAATACGCGGCTCGTAGCGCGGCGTGGTTCTTCTCCAGCAAAGGCTGCATGAAGTATACCGGAGATATTGCACGTGTAACTCTGCTTATCAATGGTGGCCAGAACGGCATTGATGACCGGCGCGCGCGATACATCACTGCCAGTAAGGTGCTGGCGGTATGATCTGGGCATTCGCAAAAGCATACTGGAAACAGTTGGTTATCATGGCGATGCTTGCTGTTCTGGTCATATCAGGAGTTGTAGCCTGGAATGCACACGGCAGTCGTCAGTACGACGCCGGGTATGCGCAGGCACAGGAAGATCAGAAACAGGCTGATGATAAGGCCAGGTCACAACGTGATCAGGAGAAAACACAAATTGAACGTGAAACACAATCCCGTATCGATGTGGCGCGTGTTGATGCTGAGCATGCTAATGCCGCTGCTGACAGCCTGCGCGCCGAGCTTGACAAAACCAAGCGACTCGCCGAACACTATACCGGATCTTTCCCCACTGGCACGCCAGCCAGCAAGGTCATCGGTGTGCTCGCCGACATGCTTGAAGAAAGCAACCGAGTTTACAACGCAACAGCAGCTGAGGCTGAAAAGTATCGGATTGCAGGAGAATCCTGCGAACAGCAATACGATTCACTGAAGAAGCAAAAATCGTGGTACTGATTTTCGGTGACGGTATATAAAACGGTACGGTGAAAATCATGTTGCAGAAAGTTGTTATCAGTCAATTAATTATGCATGTCGTAAATAATTGAGTGGGAATGATTTTGATCCCTGCACTATGAATGAACAAAACCCTCTGTTACTACAGAGGGTTTTTTATCTTCAAGAATTATAGGCTTGAAGTTACTTACATCGATTAATTAAACCAGCTGTCCGATTTGTTCTCTTCTGCTTTGCCCACGCTTTTCATCAGATCGCGACCGCCTTCAGTCATATTTCTGTTTGCGTCAGCTTCAGATTGCACCACATCGGTTTGCGCAGCTTTGTGCTTCAGTTCCTGATCGATAAATTCGTTTTCTCGCTTAACGCGGGCTTCTTCTTTCGCCAGCGCCAGTTTTTGTTTCTGAATCTCTAAGCTGCGTAGCTCATCTTCATAACTTTGATCGCGTTTTTTGTCCGCAGTGGCTTCGGCGTCCAGTTTATCCTGACGAGCTTTCTTATTCGCTGCTGCCGTTGCCGCTCTTTTATTAGCCGCGGCCTGGGCGTTTGCGCGACGTTGCTTCTCTTGCTGGATTTCCCTGTTGCGCTCCGCGACCCATTCGTCATGCTGCCTTTGCTCTTCATTTTTACCTTGCTGTTCCGCTTCTGCGACAGCAGAGAGTTGATCCTGCAATGATGAGGCGATAGCCGGATAGCTTAAGGAGGCTAAGATGGCGCAAAGAAAAACTTTCTTCATGACTCCTCCTGATCATTAGCTCTTTTCAGGACATTTGGTATTTGGCTGAATACGCGTTTCGTTATACGTCGTGGTAATAACAACGGCTAAACCTGTCGTAAACTGGCACTCTTTACCCACCTGGGTGGAGGTATACACTTTGGTGCCTTCCTTATACGTTAGAGAAACACCTTCCACTAAGGTTTTATCATTCACCATAGAACCCGCTGCCGCGCCAACAGCTCCGCCGCCAACTGCACCTGCCGTCGTTCCGGAATTGCTGCCAGACCCCACGTTGTGGCCGATTACACCGCCAGCGACTGCACCAATAAGCGCGCCGAAGGCTTGTGCGTTTCGTTTATTTTGGGAGTTGTCTACGGCAACTTTTGCGGGAAGAATGGAAATAATATTAACGGTTTTAGTTTCTTGTTTGGTATTCAGTTGATCGGTTTGATAAACATCGGCGGCATGATCATCAGCATTTGACTGGCATCCTGCCAGAGTGAATGACGCTAACATTGCCACAGGCAGAAGACATTTTTTAAATTTCAT